CCGCCTTGCACTGCAAGATGTACGGGGTAAACGCAGGTACACTGAACTGGTACGGTGCAGGCAGGTAATTGCCCACCTGTCGGTAAAGTATGGCAGCCAGAATGAGGTTGCCAATGCCCTTGGGAACAACCGAAACAACATACAATTTGGTAAGACCAAGTGCGCACTGCTGATGGAAACAGAAGCGCAGCTGCGCAAGGAAGTGGCCGAAATTGAAGAGCGCCTTACTGAACCCTTTGCAGCTATTGCGGAAAGGGAAAGGCAGGCCATTGCGGATGCTAATAAGGAAGGGGTTGAAAATGCCGATAAAGAAGTGCAACAGGCACAGATACCCACCTAACTGGCCAGCAATAAGCAGGCACATACGCTTTGTAAGGGCAAAAGGAAAGTGCGAGGTATGCGGGGCAGCCCACGGCAAACCGCACCCCGTGACGGGTGTACGCATGGCGAGTTTATAAGAGGCCGCTGCGAACTTGACTGCCCAGAACTTACAAAGCTGCGGCGTATGCGACAGGCCACAATAACACTGTGGCAACGTGTTAAACCACATTAATTTTTTAGTATAAACCAAGTAACAAATTGCTTATGGAAACAAGTGAGTTTTACAGACCAGTGAACATCGAATTTAATGTAACCCACGATGGCAGTAAAATGCCAGTAACGCTGGGTGAGTTTGCAACAGCCGAGGAGGCACAAAAGCACATGGCAAACCTTACGTGTACCAACCAACGCCTGCCAGTGGCAAGGCTGCTGGATAACACGGAAAAGGCCAAGATGCGTGGCCAGTACACGGCGCTGCTGGAAGACCAGCTGCCCATATATGAGGCTGAACTTTCGGATGCCGAAAACAAACTGGCTGCCGCCAAAAAGGTACAAAAGCAGGCCGAGGATGCACTTAACGCCAACACCCAGCACGCCCACAACTTGGCCGCAGCTGTTAAGCGTGGGCTTAAGGATATGGAACTGGACGAAAAGTACACGTACAGGGTGGCATACAAAGGGCGGTATTACTTCTATACATGGATGGACAAACAGCTTAAGCTTTGCGCCATACGGGATATACCCGAGGTGGAAAAGGGGGAGTTTGGAACCAGATGGCAGGTAACGAGGAGTGGATTGATGGCGGCATAAAACCCAAGCCACCAGTAAAAGAGGCCAAGCCCCTTAATAAGCGTAAAAATGCCAAACAGAAAAGGGAGGAATAATAATCATTTAAATACAACGAAGATGAAAAGAAATAAGGAAAAAACATTGAATAAGAGGTTGCAATGGTTAAATATTACTATGCAACAACTTAATAAAAATGCGGCACAATATTCGCCGAGAGAACTAGCAACAGAATTAGAAACATCATTTGCTTTAATGCGTTATGCTTTAAGATTGGGATATTTTACACAGAACCCCTTAAACGGATCATATAAGAACACAAGGGAAATGCCATTTGAACTGAAGCACGCGATTGCTCTTGGAGATGAACAAGCTAAAGATAACGCAGTATATCGCGCGAAACATCTTGAGGAAATAAGGACAAAGGCAAGATTACGAGCAAGGCAAAAGGCAAAGGAATCAATGAAATTAAAAATTAATAATTTCATAGATGAACAAAAACCTTCAGACAAAGGTAGCGAATTGATCTTTAATCAATTGGAATCATTTACTACAGAGGAACTTGTTGCTGAACTTAAAAGGAGAGGATTTACTGGGCTAATAGAAAGGAGGCAAACAATAGATTTTTAATAAGGAATAAACCTTGTTAGAAACTTGATTTGTTAACATGGAAAATATTGTCGTATTTTGTTTGCCATGATTAAACACAATGAAAGCAGGCAAGTTACGGACTGGCCGCCTTTGAGGGCGCACCACCGCAGCTGCCTGCTTTTTTTATTCCCTATAATTAACAAAATAATGGCAAAATTGCCGTATATTTGGGGTGAGATAGTCAGGGGTAATTGCCTGATGAAAGGAGATGTACCAACTCTTTCTCACTCCCTTTTTTGGTACATTTTATTAATAATTGGTACAATGAAAGAAATCAAATTAACGCAGGGTAAAGTTGCATTGGTTGACAATGCCGATTATGACTATTTAATGAGGTGGAAGTGGTTTGCAAAAAAGCAAGGTAAAGCATTTTACGCCGCTGCCATGATTAACGGTAAAATGATAAGGATGCACCGTTTAATAATGCAAGCACCCAGTACATTGGATATTGACCACAAAGACCATAACGGGTTAAACAACAGGCGATATAATATACGCATATGTACACGCTCACAAAATTTGGCTAATAAAACGGCCAGAGGTTTATCCAAGTATTTGGGTGTTTCACTCAACAATCATAAGCAGTGGCGGGCAAGAATACGCCAAAATAAAAAAGAATATTTCATCGGAAGTTTTGAGACAGAGGAAATGGCAGCGAGGGCATATGATTTGAAAGCCATTGAATTACATGGTGAGTTTGCCAATATTAATTTTAAGTAAAATGAAAAGGGAAAGTTACATACAGGCTCTGCTTTGTAATTATATTCGTGCTAATTATCCAGATGCAATATTCTTGTCAGACCTTTCAGGTATAAGGTTGCCTATTGGTTTAGCTAAGATGGCCAAGCCTTTAAAGAGTTCCCGTGGCATCCCCGACCTCATTATACTGAAACCACAGGCGGGGTATTACGGTTTGATGCTGGAGTGCAAGGCTACCACGGAAACGGTACTGCGCAAAGATGGTGGCCAGCGTGCCGACCAGCACCTTAAGGAACAGATTGAAATAATAATGCGGCTGCGCCAGTTGGGGTATGCCGCTTTTTTTGTTAATGGCTTTGAGGCTGGGCGGGAATGCCTAACCAATTACATGAACGGCAGTTTGCCCACAGGTACGCAGCCAGTTGAGTATACCTGTACAGCCCCACGGCTTAAATTTGTCTAACTTGCACGCCCGTAAAGGCACGCACGTACTGCCCAGAGGGGATGTGCCCGCAAAACGCTTTATTCACACGAAAAACACCGATACGATGAAAATTGCAGAAAGCCAGCGGCCACACCCCAAGCGCCCCCACAGCTGTTTAATAACATTGCCAGTGCAGCCTTAAGTTTGCTGCGTGCTATTGATGCCAGACAGAACAATGATTTAGAGTGGTTTACCCGTGAGTTAAAGTGCGAACAGGAAAAGCTTGAATACACCATAAAGGATGCCAAGGAAAAGCTGGGGCTTGCAGATTAACAAAATTTGGCTCAACTTTACACGGATTACACACCTATAAAAAAGCCATGGCAAAGGAGTACACAATAGATGAAAGGCTTGAATTTATACCCATTTTCCGCAGCAATGCCACCGATGTAAGCCGTGCCTGCAAGGCGTTTGGCATAAGCCGCACAGCATTTTATGAGTGGTATAACAATACGGAAGACCACCGCTTTAGGGATGCAGTGGAGGAGTGCAGGGAGGAGATGAAGGATTTTGGCGAAAGCCAGCTGCTTACGCTAATGAAGGGCATACCCAAGACAGATGCCACAGGTAAACTGATTGGGTGGACGAGCAGGCCAGACACGGCCTGCATTATTTTTTATAACAAGACCAAGAACAAAGACCGTGGCTATGACGAGCGCACAGTGATAAAGCGTGAGGGTGAGCTGCCATGGGACATTACGGTACAGGTCAGCACGCCCGAAGAGGCCAGAATGCTTAAGGACTTTTTGAACGCCGAAAAAGACAAAGATGCCGAACCTAAGTAAGACCTTTTTCAAAAACCTTGAAGCGTACCAGCGTGGCGAACCGTTGATCATCAACCAAGGCGGGCAGGGCAGCAGCAAAACATACAGCATACTTCAACTGCTTTACCTGCTGGCACGGCGCAGCAAAAATGGCCTGCGTATATGGGTGGTCAGTTACGCACTGCCACATTTGAAGTCTGGGGCGATGGCCGACTTTGACCGCATACTGCAAAGCTTTGGTGAGATACCCTCACTGATGAAAAACATATCAACCAGCACGTATTACATAGGAAACTCCACCGTGGTATTTTTTGGGGTCGAAGGCAACATTGCCATGGCACACGGCACACGCAGGGACATACTGTACATAAACGAATGTAACCGCAAGATCACATACGAAGTATACGACCAGCTGGCCAGCCGTACACAGGGCACTGTGTTTGTCGATTTCAACCCCGACCAAGAATTCTGGCTATACACCAAGGTAATGCCCAACTTCAAACACTTCGTAATCGTCAGCACGTACGTTGACAACCCGTGGCTGCCAGAAAGCGAGCGGTTTAACATAGAACAGAAAAAGGACAAAGCAGGCTTTGAGAACTGGTGGAAGGTTTACGGGCTGGGGCAGCTGGGCAAGCTGGAGGGGTGTATCTTTCCCAACTGGTCGTATGGCGCATGGCCAGCAGGCAAGGCGTATGGGCATGGGCTGGACTTCGGTTTCAATGCACCCGATGCACTGGTGCGTATGGTGGTGGATGACAAGGGGCTGAAGGTGTACTGGGACGAGAGGATATACAAAAGCGGCAACAGCACCGAGGACTTGCGCACGCTGATTGGCAACCACTGCAAGCGGCACGATCTGATAATTGCCGATAGTGCAGACGCCCGTATGATAAAGGATTTGGGCAAAAACTTCAACATCAAACGTACCAACAAAGCAAAGGATGGCTGGTCAGTTCCCGAGGCTCTTAAGATCATGCAGGGGTATGAGTTTATCGTCACTGAGGACAGCGCCAACTTGGCCAAGGAATTCAACCAGTATATCTGGTCAGACAAAAAGGCTGGCATACCGATAGACGCCTTCAACCACCTCATAGATGCAGGGCGGTACTATTTCCAATACACACAAACAGGCGGTGGAGGCGTTGACCAATGGCATGGATAAAAACAGCGATTGTAAAACTGCAAGCTGCCAAGGCTGTACTGCTGGCAGGCGGCATTGTACCTGTGCGCAAATTAACGCTGTGGCATGTGTTGTTTGAGCCCGAAAGGTATGCAGGCGTGGTGGAAGATTTGGGCAAACTGCCAGTGCCACTGGTGTTACGGGTTGGCAGGCGCACAATGGCAGTGCCACAGGACTTGGAGGAGTTTAGTGCAGGCATTTGTTACGGCCAAAAGCTGTACCTGCTTACCGAGGAGCCGTTTGATGTGGGTGTTATACTGCGGTACGTGGCTGGATATTTTTACCCCATATATACTGGAAAGCGTTGGGACGAAAGCAAAGCGTTGCTGTTTGGAAAAAAGATTCTATCTTCGTCCGTGGTTACCCTTTACCCCGTGGCCATACACCTTGTAAGCCTTATGGAACAGCTGGCAAAACGTGAACACACCCTGTTACACCGTGAGCCCACCCAAGAGGAGAGGGCTGCTGGCGTTGAAACGCTTAACAAGTTTGCTGCCCTTACATCACTGATATTTTTACAGGAACAATTCCACTGCACACCCGAGCAGGTAATGCTTTTGCCATACGATGATTGCTTGGTGAGGTTTATGCTGGCCAAGGAGGAGGGTGCGTATAGGGAACGGCTGATGGCAATAATGAACAAACCAAAAACGGCAACGAAATGATACGTACACAACTGACAACAGCCCTCACGGCAGCAGGCTGCACCCGCATACTGTATGAAAGCGCACAGCTGGCCAACATTGCAGCTGACCAAATAAAGAGCGGCGAGGTGGTGGGTATAATACTTGAGCCAGACACCATTACGTTTGAACCCAGCGGCAACAGCCACAGGGAACATTACCCGCCCACCATGGTTGAAATAGTGCGGCAGGTAAGGGTTGAGGACTTGGCAATACACAACGAGGCTGTACTTGAAAACTTATTAACCACTTGCAAGGCATTTATCAACAGCCTTGTTAGGTCGGGCAGTTTCCAAAAGGTTGGCAGCATACCCGCCACCAAGATTACGGAAAAGCGTTATGATGCTGGCTGCATAGGCTGGGCACTGGCACTGGATATTATACCAGTGTTAAACGAAAAAAAGTGTTAAGCCGTGGCATACCCAGACCTTAAGCCCCAGCTTGACCGCATGGTGCAAACCATTGCAACCCGCACGATGTACAGCGGCAACAAAATACCCACCAGTATTATGAACACGATTAAAGTGGAAATGCACGCCACGGGTGGTGGTGGCGTAACTGCGCCATTTTGGTTGGGCGTATTGCAGCGTGGCCGTGGGGCACGTAAGAGTACAACCGACAGCGGGCTGTGGAAGAAAATATACGGCTGGATGGAAAAGCGCAACATGTTTAAGGCACGTACGGCAGAGGGTAAAATTGCAGAGGCCAAGGGCATGACGTGGTACATAAACAAGTACGGCAATAAGCAGTTCCGTGCCAAGGCATTTGTGGATATTTACGAACAGGCACGGCAGCAGTGCGAAAAGGAAGTTATGGCCGAGTACGGCCTTGCCATCAATAAGATAACCAAGGACATACTATGAAAAAAGACAAAGGCATTTACGCATACCTTACCAGCCGCAACATATTTAAGGTCAGCGGTGTACATACATTCCATGAATCAAGTTATTACAAACGCCAGCTTAAGGCTGAGGACAGAAACCGTGCGGAACACCCACGCAAAAAAGCCAGTAAAAAATGATAACACTTATAAGCGACCCATCGTACTCTATTGGCAGCCCAGCAGTTATAAGCCGTTGGCTGGCCAGTGAGTGCCCAAATAATTTTAGGCTGTGGCGGCGTGACTTTGCGCCCAGTGCCACAACACAAGAGGGGTTGAGCCCCTTTGTTTTTGGTATTGACTTTGCCACGCCCTTTACGGGCAACGTGGGTGATGCCATTGCGTGCCATGATGCCACTACGGGTGCAATGTTTGTGGGCACAGTGGTAAGCATGGCCAGCCCAGCCACGGCAATAGTTACAGACATACCATGGGTGGCGGGCGCTGTTATAGATTATGTAAATGATAACACACTGTATGGCGGGTATTACTTTGAGGGGCGGCTTACGGTTAACGGTGTTGTGCAGGCGCTTACGGTAATTGCCAGCCCAGATACAAAGGGTAAGGCCAATGTGGACGTAAGCGGTGTGCTACGCATTATGACGGCACTTGGTAAGACAGGTGATTACAGTGTGCTTATTGCTGCCGAACCTACCAAGGGCGGCACTTTTACTTTTGCATATAGGGGCTGCTGGTATGGCAGTGCCGAGGCGTATACGGAGGAAACAAACGTATGGTATTACGTGGAGGCGGTACGGAGTGCAGAGCAGGGCAGCAACATGTATGACTTTGTGCCCAGCGAGGCACAGGACGCCCCGTTTTTAAATGCCTTTGCACAGCCCGTTTTCTTTACTGGCTTGCCCTTTGACCTTTCGTTTATACTGCCCAAGCTGGCAGGCAGCCCAGCACCCGACCTTACGGTAACCGTAAAGCGGTATGATGCCAACAATACAGAACTAAGCAGCACCGTAACCATTGTAAGCGCAGCGGCTTATGAGGGCAAAGTGTGCAGCTTGCGCATTGACCCTGCAACAATAGAGGCCACGGCAGCATATATGACAGCAGAAATTACAACGCCATGAGCAGCAATACGTACGCACTTGCACGCATACCGATAGTGGAAAGGCCACGGGGGTATTACCTGCGCTGGTATTACAACGGCTGGCATTACTGGCAATTTTTTGCTGGGCAGCTGGGGGTAAACAGTGATGGCGAAAAGTACCGCACGTATGGTACACGTACGCTGGCCATTAACAGCGGGCAATTAACGGAGGGGCAGGTAAGTGGGTTACGCACAATACTTAACAGCAAAGAAACTTACATATTAACAACATACGGCTGGATGGCGCTGCGCATAGATGCGGGCACGGCCAAGGTATATGACAACCAGTTTGGTGGTTATGAAATGCAGTTAACGGCAACCATTGGCAGCCGCCTGCCCAGCACGGTAACAGGGTTGAGCCCAGTTGTGCCGCCTGTAATTGTACCACCAGCAGCACTGTGCGAAACCGTTATTGGTACGCAGGTATGGCTTTGTAAAAACTGGGATGGCGCATACCCAGCCAGCAAGGTGTACGATAATGACGAGGCCAACCGTGCCAAGTATGGCGGCCTGTATACTTATGACCAAGTAAACAGCGCAGGCTTTGTGCCCGAGGGTTGGGAGTTCCCGACAATCGAACAATGGCGCACGCTTATTGCTTTTGTTGGTGGGGCTACCATTGCAGGCGGTAAACTTAAGCAGGCTGGTACAACCAACTGGGAAAGCCCAAATGCAGGGGCAGACAACGCCTTTGGTTTCGATGGTCTGGCAGCTGGGTACTTTGGCATCGTCATAAATGAGGATTGGACATACCGTGCCGACTTTGCAAACCTCCAACGCTTTGGTTACTTCTGGGCAAAATCACCAGCGGGTTTGCACATGTGCTTTTTGTTATCATTCGATACAGGCGAGGTAATTGAACTGCCGTATGTGCCTGCACCCGACCCAGCCTTCCAGCCATATCATTCAGTGCGTTTTATTAAGTCTACCCCGCCAACCATTTATAATGGCTGGGGTGCGCTGTACAATTACCCTGCAATGATTAACGCCCACGGGTTTGCACCTGCTGGCTGGCATTTACCAAGCGATACCGAACTGATTGAATTGTATACGGCAGTTGGCGGCGATAGTGTTGCGGGAGGAAAATTAAAAGAGGCTGGTACTGCACATTGGGATATAAACAACCTTAGCACAAATGATTACGGTTTTAAAATGTGGGGTACAGGATATCGTGATTGTGATGGCAATTTTGTTCCACGGCTTTTAATTGGTTATTTGGGTTCTATAACGACAGGACCTTCAGAAAGCATTTATTTTATGCTTTTCTACTCCAACACCTTAGGGGTTTCAATAGGTTGGTATGGGTTGGGCAAGGCCTATGGGTGGCCTTTACGATTTGTTAAGGACGACAGCACAGACCCTTCACTTGTTTCCATAGATGGTAAAGTTTACGAAACGGTGAAAATTGGCTCAAAGGTTTGGACTAAGAACTGTATTGCCATTACGCATTATGCAGACGGTACGCCCATACCTGTAAAAACAGATAACACAGATTGGAATCACGATACTGATGGTGCAATGTGTTGGCATAATAACATACCAGAATGATAAAGCTTATTCGCATACCGATAGTCCGTTGTACTAATGGAATATATTTGAGATGGTATTTTAACGGGTGGCATTATTTTGCATTTACGAACAATTACGAAGTGGTAATGAAAACCACGCAGCTGGACGTACAGGTGACACAGGTGTTTAGTGTTATAAGCAAAATTGAAAGGGCAACAAAGGTACAAACCGAGTATGCGTACAGCGTGGTGGTAACGGGTGTTAACAGCGCAAATATTGAGGGATTTAATGGCCTTTTGCTTGCCGAGTTGGTGGAGGAGTATAGTGGTGGTAAGTGGTACGAAGTGGATATAACAAGGGGCGCACACCAGTTACAGGAGGCAGGAGAGCCAGCGTATGAGTTGCAGTTTGAGGTTACACGCAAGGAAATGCCAAACACCCCAGCGGTGTACCAAAAAACGCAACTGCTTTACATTGGTGATACACTGTGCGATATGGACGACACGGAAATAATACCGCAAAATAAGCAGGTAAACGACATTGCGGAAATGCAAGACAGGCAAAGCGATTACACCGCCACATTCAAAATACGTAAGACACGGGCAATGCGGGCGCTGTTTGAACTAAGCGGGGAGGTGGGCGCATCCACCGTTTTCCCTTACCGCCAGCACGCCGCCCGTTTGGTACAGGATGGTATTGAGGTAATAACGGCGGGCAATGTGGTGCTTAACAAAAACGATGACCAATACTATTACATAAGCATTTACAGCGGTAACCTTAACTTTTTTAAGAGCATAGAGGGCAAAAAGCTTAGTGACCTTACACTGGCCAGCTGCGACCATATTTGGGTGGCAGTAACACAGGCGGCCAGCCATGCCAGCGAGTTGGACTATATTTACCCGCTGTGCGAGCCCAGCAACGATGGTGGCATTGCACCGTTTACCGATGATGGCGACAGGGTGGAAATGTACGGCGGCTGGGTATGGCCATTTGTAAAGTGTAAAGCGATATGGGATGAAATAATTGCTGGCAGTGGGTACAGCTGCACGGGCGAAATATTCAGCGATGTAAAGTGGCTGCGGCTGTTTATGCCCATAAGCAACTTGGCGCTTAGTAATGCCAACATAAAGCCCTTTTTGTACAACCTGCACGCCATTAACCATAAGGTTATGAACAACAGCCGCAAT